GTTTATTCCGGCCCAGAACACGCGAGTGTCGATGAGTAACTACATCGTCTTCGACGTGCCTGTCGCTGGATACTCGAATACGGAGGCGCTCGCTGTTTACGCTGGTTTCAAAACCGCGTTCACGGCGTCCTCTGATGCTCTCATCACCAAGCTTCTTGGCGGTGAAAGCTGAGTGGATCGAGATCCTTTTCTCCCCCCGCATATGCGGGAGGAGTCACGCCATGTTCCTCTTTCAAAGGAAGAACAGGACGCGATGGATCATTTGGACGAGCAGATGCGCCGCTTGCTGTGGATCGGGGTTTTCATCCTGATTCTCAGTTGGGCGGCTATCGGCCTTGTCCTGATCGGTATTGCGTTAAATGTGCCTGGGAACTTATTTCAGGCCCATTAAGCAATATAACTGTGAGCCGCTGTAGGCTAGGAAAGACCACCTCTATTTAAGGAGGGGCTTTGAAAAGCCTACTGATGCTCTGGAGGAAACTCGCCAATGAGTCGGCGAGTAGATGTTGCACTAGCGCCACCCGTGACATTAATACTGTCACGTGTCGGTCTTTACACGAGGGGTTGTCGTTTCTCACGATAACCCTTCCTGCTTTTGGAAAAGCGTTCGAAAGAGCGCTTGAACAACAGCAGGTAGGCCCAGCCACATTCCTTGGTTTTGGATATGTGGGAGGTCTCCCCCGATTTCTCGGAGGTTTCCTCGACCTTGTGTTTGACCGTGGTAGCGGCCGGTTGCTCGACGAACCGAGCATAGATGCAATTCTTGCCATCCGTCAACTTACGTTGATGTGTGGCAAGATCTCCATCCCGTGCAGTGATGCACGGGTTAGGAGAGCTATGCGAGGATTCGTCGAGTGTGAGCAGGAGGTCAAAGTAGCAGACACTGAGCGGAATGTCATTGATTTGACTAAATTCCGCGAGGCATCTGCGGTGCTTTTTAGACAGGTGTTTTCGGAGGCGGATCGCAAGATCCGTGCCGGAGACATTCTGCCTAAGCACGGCCCAGGCGTAACTGCTGACCGACTTTTGGGAAACCAAAAGTATAGTCAGCGCGTCTGGACCACTCGACTGGATAGGATAATGCCATGGGAATGGTATATCCTTCCGCACCCATCACATAGTGATGAGTGGGGACCAGTCGACCTCCTCGAACCCGAGAACGAGATTCCCGTTAAGGTAGTCTCGGTCCCTAAAACGCTCAAAACGCCCAGGATCATCGCCATAGAACCAACTGCTATGCAGTACGCACAGCAGGCGGTTCGGGAGGTGCTCCAGGATTCGATCGGAAGAGATCACAATCTCCGACGAATCATCGGCTTCGACGACCAAGTGCCTAATCAGCTCTTGGCGAAGAAGGGGTCCCGTTTTGGTACCCTGGCAACACTCGATTTGAGTGAAGCTTCCGATCGCGTTTCGAATCAGCTCGTAGAGGTCATGTTCGAAGAATATCCGTTTTTGCATGCGGCTATTCAAGCGAGTAGATCTTTACGGGCTGACGTACCTGGTGAGGGGATTGTTTCCCTTTCCAAGTTCGCGTCTATGGGTTCTGCTCTCTGTTTCCCTGTTGAAGCTCTAGTGTTTACTACACTAATCTTCATGGGGATTCAGGAGGAGCACAACCGACCCCTTTGCTCTAAAGATAAACAAATCTTTAGAGACAGGGTGCGTGTCTACGGAGATGATATCATTGTCCCCGTAGAATATGTGCTACCCGTGACCCGTTTCTTGGAGGCCTTTGGGGCCAAATTGAATCGGGACAAGTCCTTCTGGAACGGTAAGTTCCGGGAGTCTTGTGGCAAGGAATACTACGCGGGCGAGGACGTTAGTATCGTCCGAGTCCGGCAGTTATTCCCTGAATCACGGGCTGACCACACTGAGATCATTTCAACGATCTCTCTTCGTAATCAGCTTTACTTTGCTGGTTACTGGGAGACCGTGAAATGGCTAGATCGGCAAATAGAGGATGTGATTCGTCACTTTCCTACTGTTTTGCCGACCTCACCAGTGCAGGGTCGTCACTCATTTCTGGGGTATGAAACCCAGAAAATTGGTAGTGACTTACATGACCCCCTTGTGAAGGGTTATGTCGTCCGAAACCGTATTCCAATGAATCCATTGGATGGTTCCGGCGCCCTGCTCAAGTACTATCTCAAACGAGGAATAGAACCCTCGTTTAACGAGAAGCACTTGGAGCGGTCAGGACGTCCCCAAGCCGTCAACATCAAGCTGGGGTGGCACTCGTCGGTGTAAATCGATGAGTCAGGCCGCAAGGCCTGAGCGAG